GTTTTAGTAGAGAAAACGTTCCCCCACATTTGCGTGACATTTCCCCAAGTATGTTTGGACGAATCTGCCCAGTCGATACTCCAGATAGAGATAATTGTGGTGTACTCCAGAGTCTAGTCCCTAATGTTAAGCTGACTAATAACTTACAGTTTTCAGAAGAATATTTAGCAGACCAGCCAGTTTCTGTTGCTGTGTCTATGGTTCCGTTTCTAGAACATGATGACCAAACTAGGTTACAGATGGCTTCATCTCAAATGAGACAAGCAGTTTTACTACGACAGACTGATATACCAATGATAAAATCTGGTTGCGAAAATCTATATACAAATGAGACCCAGTTTATTAAAAGGGCTAGAAAAGATGGAGAAGTAGTCTATATCGATAAACGGTTTCTGATTGTAGTGTACGATGATAATGATGTGGATATCTTTGATATTTCCCATCGTAGAATCTACATAGAACATATGGACTTAATGAATGTCTACGTAAAAGTTGGGGACAAAGTTAGGAAAGGAGATATCTTAGCTGAAAGTAACTTCTGTAAAAAAGGTAACATTGTTCTTGGTAGAAATCTTCTAACTGGAGTATCAATTTACTACGGAAATAATTATGAAGATAGTATTGTTATATCAGATAGACTGGTTGATGAAGATGTTTTTACTTCAATTCACTTTGAAGATTTATCTTTTTCTATCAGTCCAAATGAGGTACTTTTGTCATTACAAGAAGACTCTTACAAACCACTTCCTGATGAGCTAGAACTAGTTGAGTGTGGTCAGACTTATGCACGAATAAAAGCACTAACAAGAGATAACATATTTTCGGTTTTCAATGAAGAGAAACGACTAGAAGCAGAAAGAAACTTAATCATCTCAGAACTACAAGTTTTTGCTAATGAATGGAACACAGAAATACCCGAATACGATAACTGGGTTAAGGAATACATGCAAAAGCAACAAGAGGAAGAAAAACTAGTTGTTGAGACAATTAAAGAAGTTCTTCCACAAGATCAAGTAAAGAGTTTCATTCAAGACCATAGTTTAGAACTCTTTTCTAGTGCGTCGTTTAGAAGCAAGCGTGAAACTGTTAAAGGCGTGCTAGTTGAAATGTATGGTATTTTCTTCAGGAAGATCCAAGTAGGCGATAAACTAGCCAACAGGCATGGAAACAAAGGAGTAATAGCCAGGATTGTTCCTCATGAAAAAATGCCGCAACTAGAAGATGGAAGACACTTAGACATAATTATCAACCCGTTGGGGATTATATCAAGAATGAACATTGGGCAATTATTTGAACTTCATCTTTCAATGTCATTATACGACTTGAAACAAAAAATACTTGAGATGTTACAAAACCAAGTTTCTCAAGATAAGATTAAGCAATACTTAATTGACTATATTAAGATTATTGACAAAACTAAAGATAATTGGTACTTGAAACAGTTTGTTGATCAACTTCCTGATGAAATTGATGAAAAGTTCGTTAAGAACTTAGTTTTGATTCAACCACCATTTGAGTCTTGTAAACTTGAGGATGTAAAGAAAGCTCTTGAATACACACAAACCAAGTTTAAGTACAAAGTTTACGATCCTGTTTCTAAACAGTACTTAGAAAACGATATTGCCGTTGGTTATATCTATTTCTTGAAGTTATTACATATCGCAGAAGAAAAGATTTCCGCTAGAGGTATTAGTACATACTCTAAACGAACTCTACAACCTCTTGGTGGACGTAAAAATACTGGTGGACAGCGGTTAGGTGAACAAGAAGTTTCATGCCTTATCGCACATGATGTTCCAGTTAACTTATTTGAGTTTCTAACTACTAAATCTGATTGTATTGATTTGAAGAACCAGTACCTTCGTAAGTTCATCAACAGTACACAAGATGAGGAAGTTGATGTAGTTCCGGAATCAGTTAAACTACTAAATGCTTACCTGAAGGTGGTTGGTCTAAAAACAGAAAATGACTAACTTAGAATTGAGGAGGACAAGTTTATGACTGGAAAATACGATAACCTTCCAGATGTTCAATGTTCAACACCAGACATTCAGATTCCAATCAAACAAGTCGGTGTTGAAAATGTACATGTACCATTTCTACTAGAACTAAAGGAAGGTGGTTTTTATCAACTTCAAGCTAAAGTCTCTATGAGAACTGACCTAGTAAGTTCTATCAAAGGAATTTCAATGTCACGTTTACTTGTGACATTGCAACCGTACCTAGATCTTCCGCTAAAACACAAGCTAATCTATAATATATTACTTGATCTAAGGAACAATATAGACTCATCTGAAAGTTATTTAAAGTTTGAATTTGACTTCCCTCTGATGAAGAAGTCCCCGTTATCAGATCACCAGTTTCCTATTTACTACAAATGTAAATTCGAAGGGCAGCTTTTTGATGACTTCCAATTTAAGTTTTTCCAGGGTGTTACTATCCAGTATGCTTCATATTGTCCATGTTCAGCCGAACTTTGTAGAGATTTGGAGAAAAAATCGTTAAAAGGATTTCCACATAACCAAAGGTCGTTTGCTGACATTCTAGTTGAATGTTCACCCGATACTACTGTATGGTTAGAAGACATAATCCTTTCAGTTGAAGATAAACTTAAAACATTACCGTATCCGATTGTTAAGCGTTTAGACGAACAAGAAATTGCTAGGGTAGCAGCAAACAATCCCATGTTTGTAGAAGATGCAGTTCGAAAAATTTCTGACTGTTTAGAACATATGGATGGTATTGTTGATTGGATTGTAAAATGCACACACCAAGAAAGTATTCATACATCAGAAGCTATTGCTGTTAACTGGTGCGGTCGTTCGTTAGATGGAACAAGGTATCTTTAAGTTGGAGGTTTTTTGATGAATAAAGTAGTTGAAATATATAAGAAAGAAAGAGAATATCAACAACGATGTTTTGGTGATTACAAGAACTTACCGCTAAACTTGGGGAGTTTTTTGATCTTTATTGAGGAGTATCTGCAACGAGCAAAGAAAGCGTATTCTGGTCTATGGCAAAAAAAACTTCCCGATTGGCTTGTCGATTGTGAGGAAATGCAAGATGGTTCTGCCCCAGTTAAAGTTTATGAAGAACTCATTAAAGTTATGGCACTTGCTGGAGCTGCATTAGAAACATATTCTGTTTTGGATCCTAATCAATGGAGAACTTCACCTGAGGAGGGTCGAAAATGGAGGGAATGACACTCCAAGAAATACTAGAAAAACGCAACGCAATTTTAATTAAAGACTTAAGTGAGAATCCACCCTTTGATAAATGGAAAAAGATGGGTCAACCTGAAGTGCTGATTTTAGCTGACAAATACGGAGATTTCGAGTTATACGATGACTTAGCGTATGGCTATTTGTACTTACTCCAAAACGGGAGGACAATTGATCAAAGTCAAAATGACTTTGTACAAAATGCAGACTTACAAATAATTGGGCTTGGTTCATACTACGGTTATGAACCACCAGCACTATTCAAACGAGTACCGTGGTATCTTGTAGATGCAGGAAAGAAAAGAAAGGAGGATTAACAAGAAAATGGAAAGTTTATCAGACATGGTCAAACAAGGAAACACTGAACAAACAGTACCCGAAATTGAAGTTGAGAGTACAAAAGAAGTTTTGCCTATTCAAACAGTTTCTGTAACTGATTTGTCAAGTTGGTTTTCAAGATATCATTCAGTTTTTCCTAATATTCGTAAACCAACAGTCTCTATTAGGGGAGTAGACCCAAATAAACAGCTAATTATCACAGTAGCTTCTGATGAGGATGAAGAAAACCGGAAACTAGTTGTTTTGGATGATGCTGATGCAACACCAGTCCTAGATCTAAAACCAGTTGAAATGGCGATATTTAGGAACGGTTTTAGAATCATCTATGACAACATTAACGATATAGTCATTAAAGGTTATTCTTCAAGAACTGGTTTTATCTCCACCCTATGTTTTCAAATCGAAGATGTAGTTATTCCATTTCAAATTGTTAAAGCCCATAAAAGTGACGCTGCTATAACGTTTGAGATTGACCAGAAACGGAAAGAACAAATACAAGCAAAATTACAACAGCAACTTGACAAAGAAGCACTTGTATTACTTTACAAACAAAGTAAGAAAGAAGTTAAAGATTTGGACACAAACTATGACGCAGTTAAATGGTTACAAAATCGTCAAAATTCAGTTAGAGATCTGTATCATCACTTACAGATTGAAAATGTGATTATTGAACTTTTAAGTCAACCATGACACTAATATATCATGATGTATACTTGTACGACATTGAAGCTTGTCACTATACCATTTTGAAAAACATGGGCTACAACCTTGAAGTTGATGGTAGTGATAAGCTTCAACGAAACATCTATATCGGTAAGTTAATGAGAGATAATCCGAGGTTAATATCTCTACTCAGGAAGACTACTATATCAGTAATTGACGATTATCTTCGAGAAAACAAGGTGAAAGAAGACGAAATTATCCTTCGTCAATATGATGGTCTAATACTTACTAGAAAGTTATATCAGACTAACCTTCATATTCCCTTCAACATTCGTAATATCTTTCAAGTGTTCATTTTCTCTATTGACCGTAAGAAATACATAGCGCTGGATAGTAACAATAATGTTATAGTAAAAGGTGTTTCTCACCAATACGACAAGATGAATCAAGTTTACCACAAACTTACTCAACTTACTATGTTAAATCGTGAAGCTATATTTCGGAATCTTGACAAACTAAAACAATCTTTCTTTAACAATAGTGATCTGCATATGTTTGCAATACCTATAGATGGTAAACGAGTAAA